GATACATCGGATCCTTTTGCGGCAATGGGTTCAATTGAATCTTTATTTTCAGATACCCAAAAACAATCAACAAAAGGCTCGCAAGAGAATAGTTATTCTACACTATTTGGAGACGCTGAAAAAGAAACAGAAGAAAAGGGCTCCTCGTCTTCTAGTCTTTTTAATTTCCAATGGTAGACAAACGAAAACAAGCTGCTAGTGCTGCCAAGCGTTATCAAAAAAGCGAGATGGCATGCAATAAACCTCAACGTGCGCCCAAGGGAGATAAGCATAAGTATGTGGTAAAGGCATGTCAAAATGGTAAAGAGGGTATCGTTCGCTTTGGTGCCAGAGGATATGAAGATTATCTTCAACACAAAGACAAAGAAAGACGCGCTAATTTTAAGTCGCGCCATAATTGCGCAGACAAAAAAGACAAATTAACGCCCGGCTGGTGGGCTTGTAACTATAATTGGTGACTTAAATGAACAAAGTAAAAACAACTCTTCAGAAAAAAGAAGGCCGTCCCAAAGGAACTAGGCAGGGTCAAGGCATGAACTCCAAACCTAATCACGGGAGAAAAAAATCTCGTGGTCAAGGAAAGGGTTAACACCTTTAAGTAATATATGTTTATCATGGGATGTAACTGAGTTATGTCTTATGTCTTCTTTTGCGCGGGCAATTGACATTATTAAGAAGTATGAGGGATACAGTGAGTGTGCTTATCCTGATTCCAGTACTGGTGGAGCACCTTATACGTTTGGTTATGGGTCTCAATATTACCCAGATGGAACAGCAGTAAAGAAAGGTCAGTGTTGTTCCAGGCAAAAGGCACTAGAGTACCTGCAGCATGATGTAGGGATCATTGAAGAGGATGTTGCACGTTTAAATCTGGGCATTGATGGATCAATGCGAGAAGCATTGATTTCATTTATCCACTCTGTTGGATGGGATTCTTTTTTGTACAGTAACCTCATTGATCTTATTGAAGGAGAGAACTGGCCTGGTGCGACAGCAGAAATATCTCGTTGGATTTTTGACGACTATGACTGCACGATTGGAGGCCTTATTGACAGGCGGCGAGAAGAATCCTTGCTCTTTTTAAGCGAAATTAAAAATACCGTTCTGGTTTCTAGTGATATTCTTCTCAAAGCTTTCCGTAACTACACAGCTTCTCCCAGGCAGCTCAATGCTATTAGGCAGCTTGAAGAGCAGTTAAATCCTTATGTTCTAGCAGCGTTTGCCAATAAATTTATCTTAGATGAGTACCACATCGATTACCTGGAAAGTGATAGGCTACTGGTGTGATCGATAACAGGACCTAGAATATTTCTAGGTTATTCGCATGCAAATGGAAGAAACAGTCAATCCAAGAGAGCTAGAACTCCCTCTGCAACTGCAGTTTGCTATGCGTAAGGCAGAGCTGGAGGCCCAAGAAATGACTTGGGATCAGCTATATGCTGCCCTTCTGAACCTCTATCATCGTCGAATGATTGAATGGGCAGCAATCAAAGATATTTTGGCAGATGAAAGTATCGAACTTGAGTGGGACATGCCAACCCAGCTTGAATTAACTGAGTTGGCATTGATGTGTGCTGACGAGTTCGACGATGATGACGAAGATGACGACAATGACGAGTTAAGAAAGGAACTGAGTCCCTTCTAGTCAAGCTTGGCGATTAGTCTTTCAAGATACCAGAGAGCTTTTTGAGCATCCTGCTTAGGGTTTTCTTTATCCCAGAGTCTGTCCATATATTTCAGCACTTGCCACTGGAGACCACCAAGAACAGGATTAGGTGCAAACTGAACCGCATCCTCTATCTTATCGATAGTTTCAAGTTTTTTATTTGGATTGGAATAGTGTGGTGGGTGATTTACCATGTCAACTTTACGTTGTGGCATGGGACAAAACCCATCTTTACACTCTCCCTCTACCGGGTTAAACCACGGCGTTTTTTCGACATTTCGATCTGATTCGAGTCCGGTCCATCCAACTCCAAGATCAAGCTGCGGGGTTGTGGTTGAGCACCCATCATCATTCCTTCCTCCGCACTCGGAATTAAACCCGTTAGTCCGCATCGTGGTCCACCTTCAATTTGGAGATTCTGGCGCTCGCGACCTTGTTGGGTCAGTGCCAAACCTCGATTATACATGTCATTTAGTGGGACGTCATTGTTTTCATTATCTAGCTCACCACCAAAATCAAGTGGGCTTAAGCAACGATTCTTGACTTCGCTGTCGCTAACAATAAAATGATCTAAAAACGCATCCGGAGATGGGGCGGAATGCATCATGAAGATATCTGGGTTTAAATTCTTTCAATTACAATATTATCATGGCAAGATTCTTTGAGCCCACTTACGATCCCCGTCAGGACGCAGGTAGTTCTGGCGGGGATAATTCAGATTTACATCCGGAACGTGCTTACGCAACTGATACACGGCACCTGGATGAAACTGAAAGAGGTTTTGCAGATCGCGCAGATACCGGCAACGAGGTTCAACAGAACCGTGTAAAGAAATTTATGGCCGCTGCCAGGACAGCAGGAGAATACCGACAGAGAACTCAAATTGCTGAGCCTACTATTCGTGGTAAAACCCCAAGAACAGAAGCTGTGATTGATGGGACACAGCTTCCGAGCATGGGAGATGCTATTGGTACAGTAGGAAGTACCAACTATGCACGAAAGCCTGGTGCTTTCTCTGGTACCTTCAGAGGTTTTTAAACCTGACTGAAGACCACTTCCTTTGGCTGATCATTGTACTTACCCTTACGATCACTGTAAGTTACATCGCAAGGATTGCCGCGAAAGAAAAGGAGTTGACAGATCCCTTCGTTGGCGTAAATACGATTAAACAAGGCAGTGCAATTACTAATTTCAAGTGTCAAGTGGCCGCTCCAAGTGGATTCGGCCGGTGTGATATTAGCAAGAATACCGGAACGTGCATAAGTGCTCTTGCCTACAGCGACAACGGTTACATCAGCAGGTAGTTCCAAATACTCCTCGGCTACGCCCAAGCAGTAGCCATAGGGTGGAATCAAAAAATACTGGCCCTTCTCATCTTCTAGTAAGTCGGCAGGCTTTAAAATCTCCGGATCAAAAGCTTTAGGATCGCAATCCCCCCTCTGGACACCACCAAAAATTAAACACTGCTTAGGCGAAAGTCGGATATCGTATCCATAGGAGCTAAGCCCATAGCTGAGAAGGCGCCTCCCACCTTCCTCACTAATGAGACGGTCCTGAAAGGGTTGAATCATTCCCTGCTCAAGTGCCAGGTGTTTGATTTCGCGGTCGGAAAGAATACTCATAACGTCAGTCAAGCTTGATCAGTTTAACCTACTCAGCAAAGGAGCTTGCCCTTATCACCGTAAATATCAATAAAATTTTGAGTAGCATCAGAGGTATATTCCTTAGGCTGGAGGTATACCACAAAAGAGATGCAAGTGTTTCGAGATTTGATTTCGTCACTTGCTAAGAAATGTTGAAGGAGTACGGGGCGTGTACGCAAGATGCATACCGGATGGTCAAAAATATCTTGACAATATTGAAACATATCAGGACAATTAGAAAAATAAAGTCCTTGGTCAATTTCGCCACTCAACCATTTCCTTTTCAGTGTCTGCCACCAGAGGGCGTGACCTGATATCAACGTAGGCGACAGACCTCTAGTTGCTTTCCACCTATAAGATTTTGCATTCCAAAAATATGTTTTATTCGGAGGAAACAAGTAAACACTTCCGTGCCAATCTTGGTCATTCAAGCCATCATCCATTACTGTGTAAAAGTTTTTTGCATTTACATACGTGTTAGCCATCTGGGAACTGGCTGGGTCAAGATCAATGCCACCCATCAGAAGATGGGCGGAATCAACTAAGTCACGATTGGTAATCCACTCGTAAGCTTCGACTTGTTTGTTACCAACAAAAGCAGGCATTACTTCTTAATCCCTTGGTTATAGTCTATTTCCAAATAGCGAATGCCATCTGAATCATTGATTATGTAGCCAGCTTTTTCTGCTGGATTGATTTTTTGTGCGGCTTCCAAGATGCGGCGGAAACTTTCTGCAAGGTCTCCATTGTTATCACGTTCTTCCTTTTCTTTTGCGGAGTGTAATTCTTCTAGTGTCAAAAAGAACATAGAGCGATCAGAGTCTGGCTGAAAGCACATAACTCCTGGGCCTTCCGTCTCCCAGAATTTCATGTACATTTCTCCCATGTCGCCCAAAATCAGGCGCATGGTAGTGTCCAGCATCTTGGCCTCCTTCTCGTCTAGTGAAGGGCTAAGGGTTTTGCTGATTAACTGCTCTCTTCGATTCATGAGGTAACAATCCCTGCCGTTGTAAGTTTTCTTGGAGTCTTGGAAGTGGCTGGTACAAAACAACTAACTTGCCTAGTACACCTCTTTTCTTGACAAGCTTTCCGTTTTCATCCCTTAGCTTATCAAATTCCCCGGCCCGAATTAGATACTCGGCAACACAACGAAGCCTCCTTTTTAAAGGTAAGTCTGCTGTGGGAAATTTACCACATATCGTATCGGGGTCCATATCCACAAAAGCCAATCGCAATCGATTCGCCAAAGTCATAGAAGAGTGTGGGTCTTCCTCTTCGTAATCCTTTAGATTTTTTAAGTATCGTTGCAAGCACTCGTCGTCAAATGAACCACTGGGAGGCAGGAACATTTCGACTTGTAAGTAAAGCGATTCAGGCAAGATACTAGAAATGTTTTCAATAGTTATGTCTTCAATTGAAAACGTAGAAAATCTAGTTACTATCATTGCGCAGTTGCCTCGTCCTCATCATCTTCCATATCAATGCGTGGCTTTGTTGGATCTGGAATGTGATCAGCTTTTTTGCCACGGTGATCTTGGTACAAAGCATGCCCTTTATCAAAAGACCTCAGTGTCGGCTCTTCTCCTTTTGAATAAGAAAGAATCAAACGATTCCAAGGGATTCGGATGATTTGTTTTTTGCTCAAAGGATTGATCATAATATAGTGCACACCCTGGATCCACCCTTTATCCGGTTCCTTTCGACCTACAAGAATCCAGTTGCGAATCGTTTGGTCTGTTACGCCCAGGCGGCGGGCACATTCTTCAGTGGATACATATTCATCAGCAAAAAACTCAGGACTTACTTGGTCGGTATCTTCGTTTTTATAACGCGAGTGCCACATACTTGATAAAACATGCTTGATGCCACGCAATTCAAAAGCAATGTCTTCTAGGTTTTTTTTAAAAGGTGTGGTCATAATCCAATCCGTTTAATTAAATGCTACAGTTTTATTAAGCGTTTTGCATGATCCATGGAAGAACAAATTCCCGCTAGTAATTTTCCTCCAGCTTCACAGGGTTTGGTTGGGCAGATCACGCCTGAACAACTAGAGCAAATGAAAGCTCGTGCAAGGGAGGCCGCAATGATGCAGGTATATCAACAACAGCAAGCACAACCTATCCCCCCTGGAAGGCCGCTAGAACAAGTTGTATACGTCAAGCGTCCTCTGACTGTTGCTGAAATAATTCTTATTCTTGCCTTGTCTTGTGGCATTGTATTTGGAACTCAGTTTGCTGTTAATTTTATTACCAATACCTTGCCACGCATTGAGATTAAGATGAAATAAGACTGAGTAAGGGACGCCTATAATTCTTTTAAGGGTATTTGTACGAGTTAAGTGGCTAATAGAAGGATTTCTGAATTTCCTAGTATTCCTGCAGCGGATATCGTTGACCAGGATCTATTGACACTTGTTCACGTATTTGAAGTTGACCCTGTTTTACGTAATAAAAAAATTACGTTTACAGAGTTTAGAAATTATTTAGACATATATTATCCCAGTATTTCCGGTGATACTTTTAGTGGAAACATAGTAATCAACGGAAGCCTGACGGTTTCAGGTGCCAGTAACTTCACAAGTATTACAGGTTCTGATCTTGCTACTTTTAGTGGCGTTTTTGTTCAGAATGATTTAAGGCTCAATGGGACACTGAGTGGTGTCACGTTAACTGGCACACTGGTTGCAGCAACAACAATCGATGCAATCTCAGGAAGAGTAACACAGTTAACCGGTACAACAGCTACTTACGCTAGTGGTATTTTCACGACGGTTGTGTCTGGTGCAACGGTAACAGGAAACATCATAAATGGTACCTCCGGTAATTTTGTCAAGGTAAGTGGTACAACAGTAACTGGAGATACCATCCAGGGTTCCAATATTACTGGTGTAAGCGGCACCTTTACTGACCGCGTTTCAGGCGCAACCATCACTGGAACAAACGCAAACTTCACCACTGGTACTTTTCAAGTTGTTAATGCGACAACGCAAAACATAA